TGGTGAAAAATATAACTGGTTTTCGTATTGGAACGAAATATGGCATTTTAATTATAAATTCAGCGAAAATGTAAAGCCATAATGAAAGATTTATATAATATTAATGTCTATTGGTTTCCTTAAATTACCGAAAATATATAAAAATGATATTTATATTTTTAGATAGGTTATTATTAACAATTATTGAGTAGGTATTCAGATGGAATCGAATCAGTTTTTTAAGAAAATCCGAGAAATAATCAGAGAAGAAATAGATTACGCGTTGGATAAAAAATTAAATACTCCACCGGTAGTCAAAAAAAGTCAAAAAGAAACTATTGAGCATGGGTTATCTTTATTAAAACAATATCAAGATAAACCTAAACCGCAACAAAAACCAAAACAATCAAAATCAAATTTTGGTTCTATTCAAGATATTTTAGCAGAAACAAGAAGAACATTACAAGAAAGTAAAGATTTAGACGGTGAATTTTCATTCACATCTGATATGGCAAGCGGATTAGGTAATTCTAAATACGGTGCTATACCACAAGGTGTTGATCCAAACGAAGTTCCAACAGAAGTAATGAGTGCGTTAACAAGAGATTACTCTGCACTTGTTAAAAAAATGGATGAGAAAAAAGGGAGATAATGAGTGTCAATATTTAGAAGAAAACGAGAAGTTGTAAATCCTAATAATCCAGATATAAATTTGGGTAAACCAATTGGTGTTTTAGTTCCGTTTAATGCCGACGTTGGTATATTTAAACAGAGTTTTACAAATACTCAACAAGTTTTATCTAACTTGAAAAATCTTCTATTGACTTCAAAAGGTGAACGATATATGTTGCCAACTTTTGGTACGGATATTCGTACTATATTGTTTGATAACATTTCAAGTGAAGACGATTTTACAAGTAGATTAAATTCTGAAATAGAAACTGCTATTTCAGAATGGATGCCGTTTTTAACAATCGTTCAATTAGAAACAATAATACCAGCAGTTGATCCACGATTAGATGATCCAGGTCATGCTGTTTCTATAAAATTAGTTGTAAAAATTAGTGGTACAAACATTTATCTACCTATACAGATATTTATATCAGATACAGGAAACTTACTAATACAAGAGGCAATCTATAATGGCTGATTTAGTTAAAAAAGACATTCGTTATCTTTCAAGAGATTTCTCTTCTTTGAAACAAAACCTTATTGATTTTACGAAAAATTATTTTCCAAATACATATCAAGATTTTAATGAAGCATCACCTGGTATGATGTTCTTAGAAATGGCTGCATATGTTGGTGATGTTTTGTCATATTATACAGATGTTACTCTTCAAGAAACAATGCTTTTACACGCAACTGAACGTGTAAACATATTAAATACGGCACAGTCTCTTGGATATATGCCTAAAAATAGAATTGCTGCTAATGTAAAACTTGATGTTTTTCAAATAGTTCCTGCTAAAACTATAGTTTCTACTAGTGGAAGTCAAGTTGTACCAGATTATTCATATGGATTTGCAATAGAACCTGGTATGGTAGTTGGTTCGTCAACTAACACTAATGTTCAATTTAGAACAGTTGATTTTATTGATTTTAAATTTAGTAGTAATATTGATCCAACGGAAGTAACACCGTTTGAAATAGATGTGAATGGTGAAGTTTTATTTTGGTTATTAAAAAAATCAGTAAAAGCAGTTTCTGGTAAAGTAGAGTATCAAGATTATGAATTTGACGATCCAAAACCATATGATAGAGTTGTATTAAATAATCCAAATCTCATAGAAGTTTTATATGGTATTGATTCGGATAACAATACTTGGTATAATGTACCGTACTTAGCAGCAGATACAATATTTGAGCCAGTTATAAATATTGCAAGAAATGATACAGAGTTATCCGCATATAGAGATGAAACACCATATCTTCTTAAATTAAAGAAAGTTGCAAGAAGATTCACTTTAAGAACAGTTGATCAAGGAATTTATGAAATACAATTTGGTGCAGGAGTTGCTGACTTAGATGATGAGGAACTAATACCTAATCCAGAATTAATTGGAAATTCTTTAACTGGCATAGAAAGTTCTGTTTCTTTAGATATAGACCCATCTAACTTTTTATATACTAAAACATACGGACTTGCTCCAAGTAAAACTACAATTAGAGTTTATTACACGACTGGTACAGGTATTCAAGATAATGTTGCAAGTGATACTCTTACTAGAATTTTAACTAGAAGTATACTGTTGGATGAATCTGGACTTGATGGTGTTTTATACTCTCAGATAGTTGCAAGTTTAGCGGTTACAAATCCAAAGCCCGCCATAGGTGGTAAAGCAGGTGATGAAATAAACGAAATACGAAATAATGCTTTAGCAAATTTTGCTTCACAAAACAGAGCGGTAACCAAAGAAGATTATATTATTAGGGCTTACACGTTACCTTCTAAGTACGGTTCTATTGCAAAAGCGTATATTACAAAAGATACACAGTTAACGGTTGAATCCATATATAATACAGAAAGAATTCAGAATAATTTAGCCTTAAATTTTTATGTATTAGGATATGACGCTGATAATAAATTAACTCTTATTAATGATGCAACTAAAGAAAACTTAAAAACTTATTTGAATTATCATAGAATATTAACAGACGCTATTAACATTCGTGATGCGTATGTAATTAATATTGGTATTGAATTTGATATAATAACGTTTCCAGATCAAAATAGTAATCAAGTTATATTAAGATGTATAAACCGATTAAAACAATATTTTGATGTAAATAAATGGCAAATAAATCAACCTATTATAGTTAGTAATATATTCACCGAATTGGATAGAATAGAGGGTGTACAAACCGTTGTTGATGTTAAGTTAACAAATAAATACGATCAAACATTAGGTTATTCACCAAATGCTTATAATTTACAAGAAGCAACAAGAAATGGAATTGTTTTCCCTTCTTTAGATCCTTCTATTTTTGAAATAAAATATCCAGATAATGATATTATTGGTAGAGTGAGGGCATTCGGATGATTTATACACTATACGCTCAAAAAGATACAACTATTTATGAAAAATTTGAAACACTTAATAGCGGCTTAGATCCATTATTAGAATTATCTCACGAAAAAGCATCTACATCATCTTTAGTTTATAATAGTCGTGTTTTAATGAAATTTGACATGAGTGAAATAGAAAGTAGAGTTAATAGTGGTAAAATTTCTCAAAACGCAAAATACTATTTATCATTACGTTCTGCTGACGTTAGAGAAATACCACAAGAATATACTGTTTATGCTTATCCATTAAGTTCTTCTTGGACAAACGGAACTGGAAAATATTTTAATAATCCAATAACTACCGATGGTGTTTCTTGGAAATATAGAACATCAAAAGCAAATGCAACTGAATGGGATATTCCACCTGCAATTTTAAATTATGAATGGGATAATTCTTCACTAACTTGGGTTGATGCTAACATTTTATTTGGTGTAAATCTTTCAGCGTATGTTACTTCATCTTATAATTCTAAGGAAGGTGGTGGTACATGGTGGACATATGATAATGTAGAGTGTACACAATCGTTTTCATATGAATCTTCTGACATTTATATGAACATTTCTCAGATAGCTAAAAAATGGATAACTGGTTCTGGTAGATTTGTAAACGATGGTTTAATTATGAAGTTCAGTCAAGAACTTGAAAATTCAGGCGAAAGCTTAACAAGTCTTAAATTCTTCGGTACTGATAGTAATACAATATATGTTCCAAGATTACACGTTGTTTGGGACGATTCTATATTTATTACTGGAAGTTTAACACGAGTAGATGTTGACGGATTAACACCAAACATTAAGTTAAAGAAGTTTTATTCACAAGATGAAAAACCAAAAATAAAAATACATGCTAATAAAAGATTTCCACAAAAAAATTATACAACTGAAGCATATCATTTAACAAATTATTATTTACCGTCATCTTCTTATTATGAAGTAAGAGATGCACATACGGATGAAGTAATTTTACCGTTTGATTATACTGGTTCAAAAATAAGTTGTGATGGTACAAGTAGTTATTTTAATTTATGGATGAACTCTTTTCAACCAGAACGATTTTATAGAATAGTATTAAAAGTAGAAACATCGGGCGGAGATAATGTTCAAATATTTGATAACAATTATTACTTTAAGGTTACGAGATAATTATGTTAAATCGAGATGCAGTAAGCGGTGGAATACTAAGTTATACCGATGATAGTGGAATTCAAAACGAGGGGGTTCTTGATGTAGCAGTATTAGATGGAAGATTTTTGCGTAGAGATTTTTCTCGAATAATAGATACTAATTTTAAGTCATTGAAAGAAGCTACTTCCGCGGAAGCAAATATAAATAAGAAAATAAGAAGTATTCAGAATAGAGCATTGATACCGGGTGAGTTTGCTAAAATAATTGGACAAGAACCATCAACAACATTAAGTGATTCAGAAAAAGCAGAATTAGCTAAAAAAGAATTTTTAACTAATATATCTAATTTAATACCGATGGCAATACCGTTACTGGCATGCAATATCAAATGAATCAAATGCAAGAACAATTAGCAACTAAGGATTCGATTATAAGTCAACAAATACAAACAATTTCAAAATTTGATGATGTTTTATCATCGGTTTCTGCTGAAAGAGCACTTGCTGTTTCAAAAGCAGAAAGATTACGTGAAGCAAATGTTTCATTACAAAGACAAGCAGATGAAAAATTAGCAAGGATACAAAACGAAGTAGTTGCTCAAAGAAAACAAGCAGAAAAATCAGCAACAGAGTTAAAAACTGCATTGGTAGATAATATAAGTGCAACAAATACAAAACAAGATGTTGATATTGAACAACTTAAATTACAAAATTTACAATTACAACAAAATCTTGTAGACACAGCTAATGCAATATCTGATACAAAACAATCTATAATAGATTTACAAAATTCAGTAATTGATGCTGCTGCAGCCGATGGTGGTGCAAATGATACTCCACCACCACCACCACCACCAGACGGGCCAACTACTGATCCTAATATATTAACAGCTCTTGGATTATTACCTGATCACGTTTCGTATGTTGACACTCCAAGCGGTAGAGTTATGAATGTGTTCAGAAGTGTAAAAGTTTCATCACAAGCGGTAAAAAATGGGGCACTTATGGTAAAGTTCGGTGTTGTTAATGGAATATTTGATTGTTCTGGTGTTGGGTTAACAACTTTAGCAGGCGCACCGTCTAAGTGTTCTG